GCCATCCACACGCAGAGAGGTGCGATACACATAAGCACCGGCAGGAGCCTTGATGCCATCAGTGATATCGGCCCGGACATCCTTGTGGAAGTCGGGGGAAGGAACGATAACGGAAGCGTTCAGGAAAGGCTGTTGAGCGCTGTTCTGACCGGAACCGTAGGGCTGGGTGTAGTAGGACAGCTGGTTGTTGGTACCAAGAGCTTGGTAGCTCAGGTCTACATAACCGACAGCCTGCTGAGCAATCCAACCGGGACGGAAGACCACGCCCACGGGGCCACCAACGGGTTGGTTGGTGTAGCTCGTTTGAACGCCATTGGCGTTCTCGAACTGCATGGTTTTTTCTTCGTGCCAGTAACGAAGAACGTTTGTGTAGTTACCAGGATAAATCTTGGCAACGTGAAGCTGGTTAGAGTTAATCGCCATTGTTAGTTACCTCCTCAAGCGTCGAAAGAGTAACCAACGGTGATGAAGTCAGCGTTCAGAAGTTCGAAACCTGCGTACAGGCTCCAAATCATCATGATGAAACGGCTGAAGTCATCGTTGTTGTTGAGAAGCACCTGGGCATTGTTGCCACCGATGCCAACGCCAACGGCCTGAGGACCAAAGAAGATACCGACAGCTGCGTTGTAATCAGCGGTCGAAGATGCGATGGTCGCGCTTTGAGTTTGAGTAGGCATGTTGGTGCTTTCGAAGAAGCGCACGCCTTCAAACACGAAGCCGGTGGGCATGATCGGCTCGCCGGCCACGAAGGTAGCCTGACCGAAGCCTTGACCCATGTACAGGGCAGCGTTGGGCTGCATCCCGGACATGAGGGGGTTGATCTGCCCGTTGCCAGGATAACGAGCAACTTCGCGGAAGTCGCTGTTCTGGCGGAGGTGCATCAGGAAGGTAGGATCGCAAACACAGCGATAGAAACCATCCTGGAAGGTAGGAGTATTCCGCTTACGCAGGCTCTTCACCACGCGCAGCAGGTCATCCTTAACGTCGAACTTAGCTTGCTCGGCGTTGGTGTAGGTCAGAGCGCCAGTGGCGAGATCACCAGGGAAGTAGTAACCGCCTTGGGAATCAGTAGCTTGACCTTTGGAAACAGCCTTGAGGAGTTCGTTGATGAACACCCGGTCGCGCCAACGACGATAGTCGTCGAGCAGAGTCAGGCTGCCGATCGATTGGTGGAAAGTGGTGAGGTTACCGGTGTCCAGCAGCAGCCGCTGGGCGGTAATCAGGGTCTCACGCGCAATCTTAAAGGTGCTGGGCTGAGTGGGGTCACTCGGGTCAGCAGGACCGGTGTACTCGCGAAGAGTCACGAGCACCTTATCCTTCACAATATTGCGGCTGTTGGCAGTACCAATGGTCTGCTCAGCAGTACGCTCGCGAGATTCTTTAGAGCCAGGATTACCGAAGAACCGGTAGCGATCTAACTGAACCGTCTGGCCGGGTTGCTTCGAAAAATCGTGAACAACCACGGGCTCCGCAGCCATCTCAACGATGTATGCGGGGTGGGGACGGTAAAGTTCCGCACCAAGGATCTTCGGGAAGTCGTTGTCGATAAACAACGCTTATCTCCGAAAAAACTACCTCTTAACTATAAACTCAGTACGCCAAGCTAGACTACATGAGTGTCGCAATTTTAGTGGTTTATGGCTCGTTACAACAAGAAGCATGGGTTATCGACCTCAAAGACTTATAAAGCGTGGGCTGATATGAAAGATAAATGCTCAAACCCAACAACAAAAGAATTTAAATACTATGGAGCGCTAGGAGTAAAGGTATGCGATCGATGGCTTGGATCTTTTGAAAATTTCCTCGAGGATATGGGTATAGCTCCAGAAGGAACTTCTCTTTCTAGAAATGGTGATAAAGGAGATTACACAAAAGAAAACTGCTCATGGAAACCTAGATCAGTTAATTCATCAGAAGCTCTGCGTGGCGAGAAAAATGCAAAAGCTAAACTCACAGAAGAACAAGTTTTATGTATTCGAGCTCTAGCGGTAGGAGCCGATGCAAGGTACTACAAAGGCCCCCTTCTCGCTTTAGAGCTTAATACGTCACGTCAATCTATAAATAATATCCTTCAAAGACGTACCTGGACTCACATCTAAATCTTAGTCCCAGGGCTAAATGTACGCACCATATTACGTACACCTTCTCCAAGCACACCGTATACAGAACCGTAATTCGGAACGTAACGAAGTGATTTGCCGCGATAGCTGTTCCGCACCGGGCTGCCCATCTGCCCCGGAACACCGGTATACCGAGTTTCCGTAAACGACTGACAATAGATCGGATAGTGGTAAACCCACGCGGCTCTAGACCCAGACGTGTCGTTGGTTGGGTTGGTGAGTGTCGGCGAGGCAACCGTGGGGTGCGCTATGCCTCCGCCGGTAATACCGCCCCCATCTAGTGTGTTGTCGTTCGAGCTAGGTGTCTGGAACGGAGAATAAAGCTGGTTATCAGGAACTTGCTCACCATACCAAGTGTGCGTACCGAAATTACGTAAACCAGGTTCAGGTCCGTAAGTGGTCTGAACACTTGCGTTAGCGGTGCTGTAAATGCCTTGCGCACGAAAACCGACATAACTATCTAACAATCCAGACGCATGAGGCTGCGTGTTTTCGTAGTTAGTCCAGTAGCCCGAAACCGCAGGGGGTACCGCACGCCACTCCGTAGTTAGGAATCCACTGACATTGGGAGGACCTACTGGAATACGACCAAAATCAGCGCCTTCATCGTCTACTCCAAACCAAGTCTGTTGGGTATCGGAAGTAAATACGTAACCGCTAGAAATAGTTAAATAAGTATCACGAAGGTTTAAATCGTCTCCAGTCCGTTGAGGACCAGACTGAATCGGGTGGTACAGGTTTTTATCGTATTTCCAATTAGTTTGCGGTGCGTATACCATAGTGACACTCCATCTTATTTAATTGTACTTGCTCTAAGATAGTAACGAGCTAACAAGGGCGAATGACTTCCCATATCGAAAAAGCCCTTACAGTATTTTTTGAAGACCCGGAAGCATCGATAGCCTGCTTCTCTGGTTCAATAACAGAGAGCCTTACTCACCCACGTGGCATCAAAAGAGTTATTCCTTATTTGATCAAAGCTTCTGTCGTCGGCTATATGTTGGCGACCTTTGTAAGCCCAGCTGTAGAGGAGCGGTTTAACCTTACAAAAAATGAGGCCATAGCGACCTCATTTATTATTGGATACGCCGGAATTCGAATCTTAGCGACAGCCGAGAAAATAGCCGAACGAGAGATAGAGCGCCGACTAGGTAAAGATAAAGACGATATCAGTTGATAACAACAGATTCATCAAATCCATCAACCTCAGTTTGTTCCGTTGTAGAAGTAGCTTCCGAAACGGGCTTCTCTTCTTTCTTTGGTTCCGGTGTTTCCAGAACGGGACGGTACTGTAAAGAACGCATAGAGCCTCAAGCAACTAAGAAAAAGACTAGCAAGAAAAAAAGCCTCCCAACCACGGGAGGCTTCGGACCTTGGCTTCTTAATACTATCAAGCAGGATCCATAAAGAGAAGCTTGCTACGCATAGCTTCAGGACCCATTTGCTGAAGAACACGCCAGGCGTTCTCAGGGCTGCGGTTCATAACGTCGCTGAACTGCTCCCACTGCTGCTGGGGCTGGCCTCCGTTGACCGAACCACCTGCATTAGCGGGGGGAGCGGGCATGTCGTAGCTGGGCTGATAAGCCTGAGCCTGTTGCTGATAGTTGGCGGTATCACCGTCAATGTCCACGGGGACAACTTCGGTGAAATAACGATCAGTGTAGTTAGCCAGATGATCAGGATCAGTCAGGATTGTCTGCATCGCGTCATGACGAGCAGCCATAACATCCATTTTCTGAGCTTGGTCTACGAGGAGATCCTCAAGAGAGCAAGCATACTGATTCAGGATGCCAGGAGCTTCAATCCCGAAGTGGTTAACGACCTCGGCGGTTACGGGACTTACGCTCGTTTGCGGGTCCGTAGAAGTTTGCGAGGAAATTTGGGTCTGTGAGACGTTGGTAGGCAACGTCTGCACTGCCTGCTGTTCCTGGTAAGCCCAGGGTTGGGCCTGTAAACTCTGACTGCTCAGTTGAGTAGCCGGTTGCTGAGTTACCTGGTAAGGCGACTGTTGACCCTGGCTGAGGGATTGCGGATTGACCTGCGTCAGCACCCGTTCCAGGGTACCCATCGCTGCTTCCCACGGATTGTTCGGGGAGGATTGCGACGTTAACTGGTTGAACTGGTTGTTGGTAGAAGGGGCCGTAGCCTGTTGTACCTGCGATGGCGGTTGGGCTGTAGGTACCGAAGCTACCGCCGGGGTAGAGGTTTGTGCCACCCATTGCGGGTAGGCGGTTGAGCCCTGGTCCGAGGATACCGCCGGGGCTGCCGCCGGGGAGACCGGGCTCGGGGTCGAAGCTTGGATCTGCTGGCTCATAGCTACCCGAGTAAGTTAGTTCTTCCGCGAGGTGGTCGAATGTCCTGTAAAGGAGCGGAGTTATGTTCAGTCTAGGATCAGCCGCAAGTGGCTGATTAGGCGCAAGGGGATGCGGCGACTGCAACATCTGGCTTAATAATACCAGAAATTGTTGCATTGCTGATTGAGTTTGCTGCACCATGCGGAAGGGGAAACCCTTCAACATCTCAGCTCGCTCAGAGTCAGTCTTTTCAGGAAAAAGGAACTTAAGAGCTTCGATGCTGTCTACACCAAGCTCTTGCAAGTTACGAACGACGATTGACTTTTGGTTAATGTCGTACGCTGTATCCTCATAAACATCACCCTGATATCTATAAGTAACAATACGTTCGCCGTCTTCAGGCAAGCCGACAACACCAGGTGGTACTTTATTCTCCTGCAGAGAAAGTTGAATTGTCTGCGTAACTTTAGCCTCAAAACGAGCTAGAGACTTTTGATATTTCTCTATATTTTCTTCCGTTTGTTCTTTAGGAAAGCTCGGTTCTTTGAGACCTGCTGCAGCAATAAACGACTCACGGAAAATAACTTCTTGGTGGTAGATCATCATCTCTAGGAGACGATTAAACCCATAGGTCAAGAAGCTTTTATTCTTACGAAGAGCCGTGGCCTGAGCACGACCCATCAATCCTTTAATTTCCGTCGCCGTCGCACCTGCGGAAATTGAAATTTCATCAACGCCTCCAAGAGCCGTGCGAATCTCTTCCCTTAAAAGCAGGGTATACCGGTTCATGTCGCCATTAACCGGGTCTGGCGTCATATAGCCCACACGGTCGGAAGGCTCGACGTTGGCGATAATGCGCGGAACACGCAAACCGCCGCCCATTCCGGCTCCAAACGGCTCACTTACGCGAGTCGAAGGGCTATCAACACCCGAAAAACCACTCTGGCTGCTGATTGTCGGCCTAAAAGTGCTCCCAGCATCGCTCGCTTCAACCAGATCGCTGCGGGGACGCGAGCTAATCAGCGTGGGGTTGCCAAAGAACTCAATATTCTTAGCAATATTGCGAGTTAACTCGTCATGGAGCGTGATTTGCTCCATAAACGGGTCAAATTCGCCCTCTCCTTCAGTACCACTGGCGTTTGGCTTGTTTAAAACCTCAACAGCAGGGATAAAACCAAGCGTGTTAGGGCGTTTCTTGGCCGGAGTCAGGACTGAGCCAGGCTCCAGGTCAAAACTAAGCTCAGTATCAGTCTCTACTTCACTAATCTCGTCTGCTGTAATCGTTAAACGGACGTAACGCTTGTTCTGTCCGTAACTATTACTAGGTAGACCCAGGTTTGCGTTCTTTACCTTGTAGCTATAGACGATAATTACTTCTTCAACCTCACCATTTACATCGTGATATACCCTGTATTGGTTTTTGTTGAAAAAATAAATCTGATACTTAAGCTTAGGGTCGGGTCGGAAGTAAAAAAGACCGCACCCGTCGATTAAAAAGTTGCGGATAATCGTAGGAAAACGAATATCCAGCTTATTTAGAGCTATGACATCTTCCAAGAACCGAGTACGGCTCTTGTAGGTGTCTTGGTCGCAGTAAAAAGCCAGACCCTTCTTCATCATCAGAAGGGTCATCTGCTGCAGATGGCTCAAAACAACCATGGTCGATGCCTGGTTGCTTCGATCCTGAGTGCGCGACGCCTCTAAGATCTCGTTGAACCTTTTTCTAGTTTCAGTCGAGCTGGCCATCTACACACATCACGAGTAAAAAAGACCCTAAAAAAGGATCACTTACGGAAGATACCTTCCTTAGCCTTCTTGGCTTTAATTTTGGCACGCTTACGAGTCTCCTCGGAGCCACTCACTGCGTCACCGCTAGGGGCTTTCTTAGCTTCGCGGTCCTTAGCGAACTTTTCAAGAAGCTCTGCAGGCATTTTGTCAGCCATCTGGCAGTAGATACGCTTTGACTCTTTCCAGTTTAACCGCTTCCTCAGGCAAATCCTCGACTGGGTACGAAGTCAATAGATGATCTTCGCGACCCAGCATGTCTGTATGTCCCTCCTTAGGCTCAAACTCATCACACAATTTCTGAACTTCCGGGCGATCCCAGATGTAGTACTCGGCGATGGAACGTAACTTAGTCTTGCGTTTATCAGCGTCGCCCATCCAGCTTAGATGCCATCCTGCATCTCTAGTACCAAAATATCTATTGTTCTGCGTGGCACGCATAGAGGATAAAGTACCAAACTCCTTCAACTGGCCCACGGTGCTGACTACGCCACAACGCCAATCGAAGAGCTCACCGCTCGGCGAAACTAGCTGACGGTCCGCTCGCCCATAGTGCATGGACATACTGAGACGCACGATCTTATCCTTTTCCTCTTTCACAACTTCTAACAGCTCAGAAAACTTAGCTGGATTCGCGATTTCGTCGCAGTCAGAGCATATAAAGACTGTATCCTCTGGCATCATGTGCAGCCCTACGCCGAGTGCGTCTCGCTGCCCTCGCTCACGAATCCACGGGTCAGGCGCTTCCTCGGCAGAAGGAAGCTCAACGTGAAGAACTTGGATTTTCTCTTCAGGCAAGCCAAGCTCACGAATTGTGTCCAAGCACGTGAACGGTTTATCCTCGCCGCGATGCGTGCGGTTGGCGTCCGTAATCAGAAAGCCATCAACGTGATCTTCTAAGGTTCTAATACGAAGCTCAAGAATTTCTCGCTCGTTAAAATAGCAGAATGTATCTATGAGCACTGTGAGTGAGAGCGTGTCTCACTATATTAACTCAGTCTCCAGCCTGCAGATACTTCGAAGCCTTTTGTTTTGCCCGTTTTAACGAATTTCCGTTGGAGTCATCCAAAACTGTGCCGTTATCCGAGTTTATCCCGGTGTACTGCTCGTTCGGAGCTGCAGGAGACTGTGGGTTCGGAGAATACGTGTAGTCACGCTCCTCGTCAGCCACGCCCTCAGCAAACGCGTTACTAGATGGCTGATTAGCGCGACGCTGCTCGTCAGCAGCACGCATGTTCATTTGGTACGCTTTAGCGAAACCAAAAGCAGCTTGTGTATAGGGGTCCATCAGTAGAGTACAACGACTTGACTAACGTTGCCGCCAGAAAGCTGTGTCACTGATAACGGACAAAGAAAATCGCCATTTAAAAATTGGTTGTAGCACATCTGACCCTGAGCGTCGGCAAACTCAGCGCCTATTGCTTTATTGGAGCCGCCGGCATTTTGAATATAGATTGCCCGGCAAGCAGGAAACTTTTTAGGACCATCACTCGGTTTCCAAACAAAGCCACTCGCATAAGGCAGCATCGAGGTCTGCCCATACACAGAGCCAAAAGCGCGGATATCCATATAGAGAGACTGTTTCGTCTATCTTAACGTGTCGAACTGCTCTTCTCCAAGTAACTAATCAAACGATCTAAGTACCACCGGGCTTTCTTGAGGTCCTCTAAACCGTTTTTATGCTTCTCTCTTGACACATACTTCAACACATTCATCTTGCAACCTCCGCAAAACTCTTCGGCGGTCAGGCAAGACTCCATGTAGTCGATTGTCTCAACCGAACCCTGCGTATAGTGACTAGGGTGATTTACAGAATCATGATCAGCTTGCTGCACTTGTGAACCTAAATCGGTCAAGCTTAGTTTAACGTACTCAGGTTTAGTCATAACCGAACATTTCCGTGACGTCGAGAACGCGACCCAGCTTATCCTCTAAATCCAAACTGTACTTTGTGTCGCAGTGTTCGACTAGGCCGCAGGGAGCTATCTGAATCCTGTCACCAGTCTTTACAACAGGCACAACCCGGCGATGCTCCTGACCGCCTCGCAACTTTTCAAACGCTAGCCCCATAGAACTTCTGTCAGCGAGCGGCCAGCAACGAAACTGGGTGAGCTCAAAACTTTTTATAGGATTTGAACTCTGGGAGATTACGTACTCTTCCGCCATCTCCTGATCAAGAATCATCATCCCCATGTAAGGGTTGCCTAAAGAAACGAATCCAACAAACCAGTCATCCAACGGTGTCAGATAAGACTCAACTTGATAAGGTCTGTCGCCCCATACGGACTCGGTTGGTTTATTGAGCTGCCAGACCTTGTGGTTATCAAAAGGCACTTGCTTAGACCCATAAGACTCATACCGACAAAACCCAGGCTCAAGATTTAGTTTCTTCAGCCTGTCTTTGTACAAGAACCAGTACACGAAGTTTTCACTCGTGAAGTAAATATCGTTTTCTGTGTAGACGTAAAAGTCGTAGTACTTGTTTAAAACTGCTTCACGCAGCAGACCTTTATGCGCCCAGGTCAAGGAGTACCCCTCCCAAGACTCTGAAGCTACAACGACGTGTAACGAGTTAAAAGTAACGTTAGCTTCAACTAAATCTTTTACAGTACCTCTATCGTCTTTATGCTCATAGTCGATGTATATAAATACATCCTTCATCCCTGGTATGCCTTCATAACCACGCAGGGTTTTAAGTAGAGCGTCAAACCTCGCTAAAGGGTTGTGCGCCGTAACGAAGATAAGAAACTTATAGTCTTCCATCAGTACTCCATCTCGAAGTTGCCGCGACGCTGTAAAAAGCAGACGAGGTGAGTGTACGCGTCCAACAAGTCATCGTGAGACGTCGCACCGATGTTAATCAGCTGATCGAACAAGGCATCGAATTTGCGATATCTGTTAAAGGTGACTTTCTTGTTCTCTAGGAGACCCAAAGTTCCTCGGAAACGAGCGATCTTGTCTCCTCGGAAACCCTTGACCTCGTGGATATGTAAGTTACCTAGACCCCACTCGCTGAGCATTACACGCCGTAAGTCAGCCGCCAAAGAAGCCTGATAAGCGACCGATTCAACAACTAATGAACAGGTTGAGTAGGTTGGAAAATACTTACCGTCGTTGTCCTCCTGAAGTATCCCCCACTCAACAAGCATCTTGCACAGCAGATCTATCTTCTCAAGGTTGCCTATAGAGCGCACTTGGTGTGCGTCAATAATATAGTACTTATCTTTTAAACGACCGCCCAGCACAAACGCTGTGTAGTCCGACGTTTCATTCTTACTCGCCGATAGGTCGATACCCACCGCGAGGCTATCAAATTCGGTTACCACGTCTCCTTTAATCAAAAGATCTGGCGAGAGAACCAGGTCCGAAGACATAACCGGCTGCTGCTGGTACTGGAAAGCGAACGCAACAGGGTCGAGCTCTTTTTGTCCTAGAAGGTAGTCAACGCTCCACTGCTCAGGCCAATAGCTGACTGGCTCACCATCGTCATCATAAGTAAGTGCTTCTTGCTGTACTTGTTTCCAGCCCTTATCCGGGACGAACATCGTCTTATGGATATCGAGCGGATGGAATCGAGTACCAAGACAGATCGACCGGCCGCCCTCAAAAATAATCGGTGCGATCACAGAGCTCCAGTTGTTGTTCATCTCTTCCCTAATAGTAGGGTTTTTAATATCAGTACTAGACTTGATAGGGTCATCTACGATAACAAGATGAGCACGTTTTGACGTAATAGAACCTCTAAGACCGGCGGCTCGGAGGGTAAATTCTTCATCGCCCACGCGGCTAATTCCGGCGTAATCAAAATCGATACTCCAACCGATATCAGACTGCATACCCGATCGCAGTTGGACTTTCGGAAAAATCTTGCGATATGTAGACGAGTCGATGATCTGTTTGATGATTCGACTTTTCGGTATGGCTGTGGCGATGTTGTACGAACAGTAAATAATCTGTAAAGGTAGCCCTGCGGTTGTGTGTCGACCGATAATCCAAGCAGTNAACATATTGAGCACAGTGCTCTTTGCACTACCCCTGGGCGCAAGAATATCTAANTTAGGGCCTGCNATGTCTAATAAGTATCNATTACTCTCGCCTGTTATTAAATGCTTNTGCCATTCCAGCATGTGAGTAGCTGGAGCTTTATCCATAATTGTACAGAAGGTATGAAAGTCGTCTGCTGCTCGTAAAAAGATATTATCTATCGCTGAGCTCTCAGAATCAATAGCCTTAGCTGCACGTAGTTTTAACGCACGACGATACGCAAAAGTCTCTCTACTAGGCATGTTTCTGTAAAAAGTGTCTGTATACTGTTAGCAAGATTCTAATGCCAAATGGCAAAAATCCTCTGGTACGGCGACATTCTCTCTAACACGGGTTTCGCTAGAGTAACACACAGTATTCTCGAGCACCTCGCTTTAACCAACGAAGTTGTAGCGTACGGAATTAACTATACTGGGGACCCTCACGACTTACCTTTTAAGGTTTACCCAGCCGGCGCTCACAACCCTTCCGATCGGTTTGGTATCGGGCGCTTACCTCATGTCGTCCAACAAGAGAAGCCGGATTTCGTTATTTGCTTGAACGACATCTGGGTTGTCAATCAAGTGTGGGAACGAATCCACCTCCTGAAAGACTCTGTAAAATTCAAGTTTATTGCGTACTTCCCTGTCGATTCAGCTTACTACGTGAGCTCCATGCTCTCGTATATAAAAGACTGGGATTTTGCGATCACATTCTCTGTGGAGCAAGCGCATCGTCTAATGGCTCAGGGAGTTAAGCCAAAACTTCTTGGTGTCGTGCCTCACGGCTTAGATCAAGGGAAGTTCTACCCCATTGATCAGAACGAAGCTCGGCGAATGCTCCGTTTGCCGGAAGACAAGTTCATTGTGCTGAATGCAAATCGAAATCAACCTCGCAAGCAAATCGATCTGACGATCAAGGCGTTTGTCGAATTTGCAGTAGATAAGCCTGACACGCTCTTGTACCTCCACATGAGCGAGAAAGATCTTGGATGGGATGTTCGAGCAATATTCGACGCGGAGATGAAGCGTAAGGGAATCGCTTCCGATAACCGCCTAGTGATGACGACAAACAATATTGATTACACAAATGCGCCACCAGACGAACTCCTAAATAAAATCTATAACGCTTGTGACGTAGGTATAAACACAGCAAACGGAGAAGGCTGGGGCTTAGTGTCTTTTGAGCACGCATCTTGTCGCAAACCCCTCGTTCTCCCCAACCACACGTCGTTCAGCGACATCTGGAAGAAGAGTGCTTGCCTGGCAGACATCGCAGCCTGGATTTACGACAAAGACCTGGGCGTCGAGCGAGGCATCGTGGACGTAAAAGATACGGCAGCTATGCTCACCAAGCTGTACGAAGACAAGGGTTTCTACAACGACGTCGCTGAGTCTTGCTTTAAAGTCACGCAAAACCCCGCTTACCGCTGGGATCGAATTGCCGACGCATTCAACCAAGCCATGGAGGAGCTGAGCAAGTGACCCAGTTTCATCGTTATCGCACTTACAACAACAAAGTTGTAAAGAAAGCTTTCGCTCCGACTAAGTCAGGGTTCCCTTCTGTATTTGACCAAGCTCACGACATCGGAGGCACCTTCACCCGCATTACTTCGGGCTTACCCGAAAATAGCTTTGCGAACTTCAGTCCCTGCGTAATCAGTCACAGGGGATCAACGTTAATTGCGTGGCGCTCACAGCCAGAACACTTTGTGTTTAGGCACGATATGAAGTACTTTTACTACAACAACACACCTACCGATATCTGGATCGGACAACTTCTTACCGACGACACCATAATCGCTCCTCGAAAACTTATCGATAAACCTCACAGGCTGAGCCACGAAGATCCCAGGATCTTTATCTCCCCAGACGATAATCTGTTGTGTCAATTTGTAACGAGCACTTATGCAACTAAATGGAACTCTACGAAACACAAAATTATCAAGAGTCCAAAAGTGTGCACTGGCGTCATCAACGAGTATGGCTCTCTCGTAGATAAGTTTTTCCCTCCGATTGGTGACAACCTCACGGAGGGTAAAGCTGAAAAGAACTGGTGCTTCTTCTCGGATAAAGAACACTTGCGTCTTCTTTACTCGACACAGCCGATCGTCATTAAAACTCCAGGTCAGCAGGACAAAGTCATCGACGCCAGCTGCTTAAAGCGGGTGACGGCTAACCACCCAACATTCAACTCCACGGCTCCGATCCTTGTGGATGACGAATGGTTGGTGTTCTACCACTGGAAATTTATGTGTTGCGAACTCGACAGACGCCCCTACTTGCTGTACGCCTTAGGTGCTTACTGCCTAGACAGGGATCTAACGAAGATCACGCGCATGATGAACGAACCTTTATTTGTAGGTTCGACTAACGATGATATCGTCACCTGGACTGATTCGGTAGGTAACGATATCTCAAACCAGCCCGCGTGTATTCTCCCATTCGGCTGCTTTGAAGAAAACAAAGAGCTCGTTATGTCACTAGGTGTGAATGATTACTTTATGGGTATCTTTAGAACACCTGTACTAAACGTGTTATCGTTAATGGAGCCCGTCGAATAAGGGGTTCTCTAACACCCCTAATATTCCTCGAAGCCAAGTCGGGTTAGGAGGTAGGTTTCGATCTACCTTCGCAAACTCAACTCTTTTCTTCCCTTTCTATCGTGGTCCAAACCACGATTGAAGCGTCTTCAAGCAGAGAATAAACAGCGGGAACATCTTCGAAGCTGTTCATCAGTTCGCGCATACAGCGGTCAGCCCCGGCTAAAAGGAGTCCGCGTCGATCAAGGCCGTCAGTCAGCTGACGAACTGCTTGGATGTGCGAACGAATTTCCTTTTGAAGAACAGCAATTTTAGTTGCGGCTGTTGCGTGGTCCAACATGCCCGTAAGGGTCATCTGCCTTACGTTATGTAAATCCGTCTTCATCGCATCGATCTCGATGAGGAGGATCTTGCGTAAATCTTCTTTAGGGTACTTCTCGCTTACCCACGCAGTTAGATCGGCGATCGATCCGTTGTATCCCGGCTTTAAAAACCGAGCATAGAGATAAGCCTCGATATCGCTAGTTGCGTTCTTTGCATAATGCTTGAACGCATCCTGCTGAGATTTATCTAAGGAGCTAAGCCAACCGCCGACAGTAGTCGAATCACCGATCGTAGATTTAATCACGCAAAAGCTCGTGTGCCAGCAAGAGCTTGGTTAGCGCCGAACTGTTTAAGAGCTAACTGACCTTTGGTAGCAGCTTTTGTTCGAGCTAAATCACCAAGCGTCCGTACTTTATCTAACTGAGCTGCGTTTTCAAACTGCTGAGCACCCAAAGCAAGAAGACCTTCGTTGCTGGCTCGGGTTTGAGCAATCGAATTTAAAGACTCAGCTTGATTCTTAGCAACGTCGCCACGGAGCTGTTCCTGGTACGAACGAACGCCGATATTGGTATTACCGAGTTGATTGGCGAGCTGATTTTGACCTGCCAAAGAAGCAGAACCAGCTTGAGCCAGCAGTTGAGGCGCCTGAAGCTCTGTAGACAGCTTGGCTTGGCCTAAGTTATACAGAGTATCAAGACCTTTACCGGAAGCGTAGCCGGCCACCGAGGCTTGCAGCGTGGCGTCTTTTTGAGCTCGCTGGAGTGCTTCAGTGAGTATACTCAGCTGAGCAGATGCTTTAGTTGTACTTTCTTGGCCGATAGCACCAGCTAAAGCACCCTGGAGAAGGCTAAGACCTTGATAAGCAGCTGTTAAAGGGTTGTTTTGCGCAGCCATCTGCGCTGCAAATTGTGTATA